GATATGCTACATGCAGGTGTCTGCCCAGAGCAAGCACGTATGGTACTGCCACAATCAACCATGACTGAGTGGTACTGGTCAGGTAGCCTTGACGCCTTCGCTGATATGTGTATACTAAGATGTGCTTCTGACACACAACAGGAAACACAAGAGGTAGCCAATCAGATCAGTGTAAAGATGCACAAACTATTTCCTGTGTCGTGGATGGCACTGTGTAAAAGGAGAACATGATGAATAAAGGCTCAGGTATTATTGGTGTAGAACAGGTAGAAGAACACGAAGATGGTGGTGCAACTTACAAGTTTCACATGGATACTCACGCCCGTGGGCTACTGGCAGAGGAAGGCTTGAGGTTAGTGCTCTACTGTGCAGCAGCTAAGATGGATATGCAGTTGGTGTATGACTTCATAGAGGATCATATTAAGTACAACAAGGATGAGAGGTTTGATGAGTACGGAAACTATGGTGAGAACAATCCTCCCGTTTAAATATAAAGGAAAATAAAATGGTAGAATTAAAAGACCTACTCAAAGAGTTAAAGATGTGGGAAGATAAACTGAAAAGCCCTCGCTTAAAAGAGTATGAACGTAAACTCATTCAGTGTGAGATTGCGTATGTGCAGAAAGAGATACAAGATAAACAATACTATAAACAAAAGCTAAAAGAAAACGCCTAGAAGTATTAAGAGGAGGCACGAACATGATGGAACTAGCATTGATCCGTACTCTTATGGACAAAGAGTTCTATGATAATCACAAAGGCATCCGTTGCCCTGACAAGATATTCACTAAGGATGTGCGTAAGATAAAGCAAACGCTAGACTACGCTATGAATACCTACGAGAAGACTCTGACTCCCTCAGAGCTAGAGGCTTTGTTCTATGCTGGCAATAGTAGTATGACTACAGCTAACAAAGAATCGTACCGAGATCTGTTTCACAAGATAGCCAAAGAGAATCCGCTTAACAAAGAGATAGCTAATGACGTACTGTCTAAATTATTTCAACAGGTAGTAGGGGAAGAGATAGCCAATCTTGGTTTTGACTATGTGAATGGCACACAGAATACACTAGAGCCGTTACGTAATCTGATACGCGATTACCAAGATGACTTCATGCCTAACCTTAAGATTGATTGGGATGACATGGACATCAACACCCTGCTTAAAGCTAACGACATTCAGTCACAGTGGAAGTGGAACATATCATCGCTGCGCCGTAAGGTAGAAGGTATTAGTGGTGGGCATTTGGTTGTTGTAGGTGCACGTCCTAACACAGGTAAGACTAGCTTTCATGCTAGCGCTATCGCAGGTCCAGATGGTTTCGCTCATCAAGGTGCTAAGTGTATCATCCTGTGTAATGAAGAAAGCTATGAACGTGTAGGTGCAAGATACCTCAGTGCTGCTACAAGCATGAGCATGGAAGAAGTAAAGGCTAACATGGCACAGGCTGGCCTACGTTATGAACCAGTACGTAAAAACATCTTTGTAAAGGATAGCACAGGTAAAGACATGTCATGGGTTGAGGCTGTAGTAAAAGCATACCAACCTGACATAGTAGTATTAGACATGGGCGACAAGTTTGCTAACAAGACAAGTGATAAGTCTGATGTGTATCTTAAAGAGGCGGCTATATATGCACGTAACATAGCCAAGCAATATAAATGTGCAATCATATGGATGTCACAATTAAGTGCTGTGGCTGAAGGTGTGGTTCGTGTAGACCAGTCTATGCTAGAAGGCAGTAAGACAGGTAAGGCAGCAGAGGCTGACCTGATGATTCTCATCTCTAAGAACAAGGTTGTTGAAGGGCAAGATGATGAAGAGAGCAATCAACGTCACCTTAACATCGCTAAGAATAAACTTAAAGGTGGATGGCATGGTGTAGTACACTGTGAGTTAGACGGTGAACGGAGTCAATACCTTGCGTAATGTATTAGATGTAGAGAACACAATCACAAAGCGTGGCGGTAAGACTTTACTAGATCCGTTTGAACCAGGAAACCATTTAGTGCAGGTTGGTATACTTGATGTAGACAACTGGAAGAACGAGAACATCTTTACGTTGGATCATGTAGAGTATAAAGATAATAGTGGTGTGGCAAAGAAGACCATACAAACTATACTAGACATGACTACGCTTCTCATTATGCACAACGCACAGCACGATCTCATGTGGCTGTGGGAGTGTGGCTACAAGTATGACGGTGAGATATACGATACCCTGTTAGCAGAATACTTGCTTGTACGTGGACAGAAAGAACCACTAAGCCTAGAGGCATGTGCTGAACGCAGACAGCTAGACTTTCAGAAGGATGACACACTAAAGAAATACTTTAAAGAAGGGTACAACACAAATGAAATACCTATCAGTGATCTTAGCTTTTATCTTAGGCATGATCTGCTCACAACTCGTGAGTTGTTCATCCATCAAGAGCATGACTTCGCTCAACCAGAATCAGCCTCACTCCACCCTGTCAGAGCAGTTACCTTCAACACCTGTAAAACCCTCACAAGAATGTACATGTCAGGGTTCAGGGTGGATAACACCGCCCTTGAAGTAGTGCGTAAGGAGTTTGAGAATGAGAAGGCAGAGATTGAAGACAGACTGCAAAGAAAAGTAAGGGAGCTTATGGGTTCTACTCCTATTAATCTTAACTCTCCCGAACAAATGTCTCAAGTTGTGTTCTCTGTTTCTGTCAACAACAAAAAAGAATGGGTAGATCTGTTTAACTATACAGAAACACAAGAAGAATTTAAAGCTGCTGTTAAGGCTAACACTACTATGCTATACCGTACAAAAGCATATACTTGCCCGACATGTAATGGGGAAGGCAAGACGTATAAACTAAAGAAGGATGGCACACGTTACGCCAGACCTAACAAATGTAAGGACTGTGATGCACGGGGGTATCAGCTAAAGAAAACAAATGTAGTTGCTGGTCTATGCTTCGCTGCACCAAGTAAGAAATGGGTGAGCGCAAATGGATTCAGCACAAGTAAGGAAAACCTTGACATACTTATATCAACTGCTAAGAATAATAACATGGATACCGCTGTGGAGTTTCTCACTGATGTTAAAAGGCTTTCTGCTGTTTCTGTGTATCTTAGTAGTTTTGTTGATGGTATTTCCATATTCACCAAAGCAAACACAGGAATGCTGCACGTTGGGCTTACCCAGCATATCACCAGTACAGGTAGATTTTCTGGACGCAATCCCAATATGCAGAACATGCCTAGAGGAGGAACCTTTCCAGTAAAGAGAGTATTCGTATCAAGATGGACTAACGGTAAAATAATGGAGGCAGACTTTGCACAACTTGAATTTCGCACGGCAGCGTTCTTGGCCCAAGACGAAACAGCAATGCAGGAAATTGCAACAGGCTTTGATGTACACAGCTACACAGCAAAGGTTATCACAGATGCTGGTGAACCCACGTCTAGGCAAGAAGCAAAGGCACACACCTTCGCTCCTCTCTTTGGGGCAACCGGGTACGGTAGATCAAAAGCAGTTGCTGCATACTATGAACACTTCACAGAGAAGTACAAAGGTGTAGCAGCATGGCATAAGAAGCTAGCGAGTGAAGCTATAAGACTAAACAAAATAACTAACGTGAGTGGTAGACAGTACGCTTTTCCTGACGTATCACGTAGGTCTAACGGTAGTGTGACACACTTCACTATGATAAAGAATTACCCAGTGCAAGGCTTTGCTACAGGCGATGTAGTTCCTGTTGTGCTGGTTGAAATAGAACGCAGACTTGCAAACATGCAGTCCTGTTTAGTTAACTCTGTGCACGATTCAGTGGTAATAGATGTACACCCTGATGAAGTGGAAGTAGTAGTACAAACTATTAAGGATATGAACGAAGACTTAAACTCTTTAGTTGAAAAGGCTTACGGTGTTGTCATGAATGTGCCTCTATTATTAGAAGCAAAATTAGGTAATAATTGGCTTGACATGTCTGACGTTTAGGGTATAACTAATCATCTTTAACTTAAATAAAGGAGTAAGTATGAATACTGAACTAGCAATACAAAATGATCTTGGTATGTCTTTAGCAGAGGCTATTGGTGTAGCGAACATGGGTGGTGAAACAAAGAGCGTATCCCTACCCCGTGTTAACCTTACCCATAACGGTATCATGGGTAGCATCGAAGTCAACGGCAAGTCTGTAAAGACTGAGGTTGTACCTTTGGGTGCTTACAAGATTACATTATCGGAAGACAATGTAGTGTATAGTGTAAGACCTAACATTCGTATCTTTGCTGTACGTCAACAGTGGAGTAAGTGGAACTCCAATGAAGAGATCATGATGAAGACTGTCATGAGTACAGATCTAAAGGGTGACCTTAAGGATAACATGGGTACGTTTAACTTGGGTAGACCCTCTGGTTATATCCAGGATTGGGATTCTGTAGACGATAAAACTAAGGACTTGATTCGTACAATTAAACGTAAGAAGATTGTCTTTGGTATGTTGACAGCTAATGATTGCACTGATGAAGAGGGTAATCCTGCTGATGCTATCACTGATCCTATTCCGTTTGTGTTTGAAGTTTCACCTTCAAGTACTAAAGCACTAGACACGGCAATAAACACACTGAAACGTAAGAACATCTTACCTATTCAGTACACGTTTATTCTTGGTGCTGACGAAGGCAAGCTACCTAACGGTAATTCATACGCTATAATGACACTGGAAGGTGGTGATTTAGTAGATCTCACCTCTGAAGATCAAGATAATTTGAAGAACTTCATGGAGTACATTGAGTATCAGAACTCTTACATCTTACAGCAGTGGGATGAAAAGAACCAAGAGACTATCTCTGGTGAAGATGCAGATGTGGTTGCTGAGTTTGTAAACGTAGAAGAGGCAGACTAATGAACCACCATGCTGAACTAGCTGTCTACAACTTCCTTGCTCGCGCAGGTAAGGGCGAGACAGAAATGGCTGAAGACATTCGTAAGCAAGTTGCTGCTGATGTTGAGGCTGCACTAGAGAAACAGTTCAGTAGTGGGCCACGTGACAATTTTAAACTTAGGATGTCCAACATTGGGCGTCCTACTTGTCAGTTGTGGTTTGAGAAGAATGAACCTGAAGAGAGAACACCTCTACCTCCACACTTCTTGATCAACATGATTATAGGAGATATTGTAGAGGCTGTCTTTAAGGGACTTCTTCGTGCTGCTGACGTTGACTTCAAAGATAATGACACAGTTACACTAAAGCTAGGCAGTGGCGTTGAGATCAACGGTGAGTATGACATGGTTATGGATGGCAAAGTGGATGACGTTAAGTCTGCATCTCCTTGGTCATACCAAAATAAGTTTGCTTCCCTAGAAGCACTGGCACAGGGCGATGGCTTTGGGTATATCCCACAGCTAGTAGGCTATGCTGCTGCAGCAGATCTTGATGTCGGTGGCTGGTGGGTAATCAACAAAGGTAATGGTGAGTTCAAGTATGTAGACGCATCAAGTGTAGATACTGATGAAGTACTACAGCGCATCGAAGACACAGTGTCTTACATCAATGAGGACAAGCCTTTCAAGCGTTGCTTCAAATCAGTACCTGAGACATTCTATCGTAAGCCTACAGGCAATCTCAAGCTTGACCCTAACACCTGTGGTTTCTGTTCATTCAAGCATAAGTGTTGGCCTAACTTGCAAACACTACCTGCTGTTAAGTCTACTGCTCAGAATCCACCTATGGTAGACTACGTGTTTGTTGATCCCGCATACTTAGAGGGTGACATTGGCTAAAACAAAGAAACAAAAAGAGAATAGCCATTGCCTTAAGTCGGGCTGTGGCGCTCCTATACCCGAAGGAAAAAGGTCAGATGCAAAGTATTGCTCTGTTACCTGTAGAACAGCAGCAGAGAAGAAAAGATACTGTGATAGAAATCCTGAATACGTAAAAAGACAAAGAAGGTTAGTGAATGAAATAAGGCACAATAGTATCTACGGACATACGGAGTTTCTAGATAACCCTATGAAGAACAAAAGAGATAAATACGCAAGAGCAAGAGCTATGGGTTACCGTTCTGGCTTAGAAGTACAAACAGCTAGATATTTAGATTCTATAGGTGTAAAGTATGGATACGAGAACTTAAAGATAGAATGGGAAGACTTAAAATATAGAACCTACACGCCTGATATAATTTTAATGAATGGAATCATCATTGAAACTAAAGGTAGGTTCTTACCAGAAGACAGACGCAAGCATATAGCTATACAAAGGCAGCACCCTGAGTTAGACATTAGGTTTGTGTTTAGTAATGCAAACTCTAAGCTTTACAAAGGTGCTAAGTCTAGGTACTGTGATTGGTGTGACAAGTATGGCTTTCTGTGGGCGCACCGTGTAATACCTGAACCCTGGCTGAAAGAACACGGCGAAGAAATAAAAGCTAAACGTATACACGTTAAAACAAAAAGGAAAACATGATGGGCTATGAACTACAAGATGATGAGGTTGCTATTATTATACGCCCAAGGGACTACGAAGAAGATTGGAGTGGTGACGTAGCTATTAATTTAGTTTCGTCTAAGGACAGCCCAGTACCTATAGTAGTGATGGCACAGGTAATAAACATAGCTACCATGATGTCAGCCTTTCTTGATATAGCTTCTGATAATCCTGATCTATATGACTTAGTTGAAGAACATCGTAACTATCTACTAGGCTTTGACCCGCAAGAAGAAAAAGATGATGATGATGGAGAAGAGCTTGAAGTTATACGCAATGGTAATGTATATACATTGAGCAAGTGGAGCAAGACAGAAGGTAACGCATGAAAATAGAACCTAAAATAACTAGAGACATAGACCCTGTGAACAAGCCTATGCACTATAACCAAGCAGGTATAGAATGTATAGATGCTATTGAAGCTATGACAGAGAATATGTCAGGCTATCTAGCACCGCAAGCAGCTAACGTATTAAAATACATGTGGCGATGCGAGTACAAGAATGGCTTGGAAGATATAGATAAGGCTATCTGGTATCTTAAACGTATGCGTAAGCGCTGGGTGGAGAAGCACAAGTGAAAAAGTTTTACGTATCCTTTTATATTACATTAGAAGAGGACAACACTATCTTGTCCTTGTGTTCTGATACACATGAGGATGACGTACAGGAAGTTATACGTCATATCATATACGACATAGACGATGTTAAAATACACAACTTAACTGTGAAAGAGAAGACATGATAAGCCAAGATGATATAGATGCGTTCAAGCGCTTCAATGATGTAGACTACTTGATGAATGAGTATCAAGACATGGCTGCATCTACTGCTATCTACAAGACAGAACATCAAGTGTTATACCCAGCGCTGGGCTTAGCTGCGGAAGCTGGTGAGGTAGCAAACAAAGTAAAGAAGATCTTACGTGACGGTAACTTTGATCGTGAAGCAATAGCAGACGAGATAGGAGATTGTCTCTGGTATATTGCAGCGCTGTGCCGTGACTTGAATGTGGATCTATCTGACATAGCTAGAAACAATCTAGCCAAACTAAAAGACCGTAAAGAAAGAGGAACCTTAAGGGGGAATGGAGATAAAAGATGAGTAACTATTTACCGACAGACTATCAGTCTTTCATACACAAGTCTCGCTACGCAAAGTACTTCGATGGTACAGGGCGTGAGTCTTGGAGCGATACAGTAGAGCGCTACATGGACAATGTAGTACGCCCTAAGATAGGTGATGACACATACGTCAACGGCATTCGTGATGCTATACTTAACTTAGAAGTCATGCCATCAATGAGAGCCATGATGACTGCAGGTCCAGCCTTAGAACGTGATAATACAGCAGGATATAACTGTAGCTACTTACCCGTAGATGACCCTAAGTCCTTCGATGAGGCTATGTTCATCCTTCTCTGTGGTACTGGTGTTGGCTTCAGTGTCGAGAGGCAATACATCAGTAAGCTCCCTGAAGTCCCTACTCTCTTCCAAAGCGATACCACTATCGTTGTGAAGGACAGCAAGGAGGGATGGGCTAAGGCGTTCAGACAACTTTTGGCACTCCTATGGGCTGGTGAGATTCCACAATGGGATGTCTCAAAGGTACGTCCTGCAGGTGCAAGACTAAAAACGTTTGGCGGTAGAGCATCAGGCCCAGCGCCTTTGGTTGAACTGTTTAACTTTGCAGTCTCTACATTCAAGAATGCACAAGGGCGCAAGCTGTCTAGCATAGAGTGCCATGACCTCATGTGCTTCATCGGTCAGATCGTTGTTGTAGGAGGCGTTAGACGTAGCGCTATGATCTCTCTGTCCAACCTCAGTGATGATCGTATGCGTCACGCTAAGTCAGGACAATGGTGGGAGACTGCAGCGCATCGTGCCTTAGCCAATAACTCTGTAGCTTACACTGAGAAGCCAGACATGGAAACGTTTATGCGTGAGTGGCTCGCCTTAGTGGAGAGCAAGTCAGGAGAGAGAGGCATATTTAATCGTGAAGCATCAAAGAAACAAGCTGCTAAGTTTGGCAGACGTGATCCAAACTATGACTTCGGGACAAACCCGTGCAGCGAGATCATACTTAGGGGCAGTAAGCTTGATGCTAAAGGTGATCCGATCCCAGGTACAGGCGGTCAGTTCTGCAATCTTACAGAAGTTGTGGTCAGGGCTACAGATACTGTCGAAGATCTTGAGCGAAAAGTCCGTATGGCAACAATACTGGGAACTATACAATCCTCATACACTAAGTTCCCCTATCTGCGGAAAGTGTGGCAGAATAATACTGAAGAGGAAAGACTGTTGGGAGTGTCGCTAACAGGTATCATGGATAACCGCCTTATGACACACAAGAACCAAGGCTTAGATAAAACACTGGAGCATCTTAGAAATGTCGCTATCTCTACTAATGCTGAATGGGCTAGTCGTCTTGACATACCGCCCTCTGCTGCGATTAGCTGCGTTAAACCATCGGGAACAGTCTCGCAGTTGGTTGACTCTGCAAGTGGCATTCATGCTCGTCACTCTCCATATTATATCCGTACTGTACGTGGCGATAATAAAGATCCCTTAACTAAATTTATGATTGACCAAGGTATCCCTAACGAACCGTGTGTGTTCAAGGGTGACACGACTACAGTGTTTAGCTTCCCTCAAAAGTCACCAACAGGTGCAATTACACGTAATGATATGACAGCCGTAGAGCAACTAGAGATGTGGCTCACATATCAAAGGCACTGGTGTGAACATAAACCTAGCGTAACGATATCAGTACGTGACTCTGAGTGGATGGGTGTAGGTGCATTTGTGTACGAACACTTTGATGAAATGTCTGGTGTATCATTCTTGCCACACACTGATCACTCTTATCAGCAAGCACCCTATCAAGACTGTGGTAAGTCTGACTACGAGTATCTCCTAAGTCTTATGCCAAAAAGAATTGATTGGTCTAAGCTTTCGGAGTATGAACAAGAAGATAATACTGTAGCGATGCAGACTATGGCTTGCTCTGGTGATAGCTGTGAGATAGTAGACTTAGTATGAGACAGTATATAATAATAGGTAGGGCTGACTGCATGTATTGCAGCAAAGCAGTTGGCCTTATGAGAGATAATGGGTGTACGTTTAATTACTACTCCCTAAATGATTCCCTGTGGGTACTTGACTTGTTTAAAAAAGCAGGTATAAAAACAGTACCACAAATATGGGACATAAAAGGCAACTACATTGGTGGTTATCAAGAACTACAACAACATATAAAAGGAGAATAACATGATTATAACAATTCTAACTGGACTTACACAAGCGCTTGTCGTAGGGGGCGTTACGTTTGGTGTACTCACTGAAGTGGTAGAACCAACAGTGATAGCTGCCTATGACAGAGGTACAGAGTTGTACCAAACATATGTAGTCGGTACTGAATAGTGTATGTTTTGGTAGCCATACTTTTTATGGGACAGTCTTATAAGATAGAAACATCTCCTATCCTGTTTCCTAGTTTAGAGGAATGTAAAACAGTAAAAGACATTGTCCTTGAAGAGCTTATGGCTACCAAGCCTACGCCCAGCGCATATGCTATAGCGTTTTGTGCAGCAGTACCTACGGAGGTGTAATGCAATTAGAGTTAATAGAAACGTACTATAACATTAAACCTGGAGAATCTAAGACATGTAAAATATGCAACAAGAAAAAGCATATAGATTCCTTTGGGTCAATGAGAACTAATAAAGACAGAATAGACACTAGGTGTAAGCAGTGCGTAAATGAAGAAACAAAAATAAGAAATGCCTTAAGGAAAGAATACGCAGAAGAAAACAAAAATATCTGCCACTGCTGTGGAGGTACGCACCATAAATCTTTAGTTGTTGACCATTGCCACGACACAAAAAACTATAGAGGCTGGCTCTGCGAACCTTGTAACTTTGCTATTGGTCATTTAGGAGACAATATAGAGGGAGTAAAAAAAGCAGTAAAGTATTTAGAGAAATATCATGAACGCACTTGAACCACCTACAAAACCATCAAGGTCACGCCGAAAAACTAACTACAAAGGGGCATCAAACAAAAGCACATCTGGCCTCGTACCTAAGACAGCCAAACAGAAAGAGTTCTTAGACCACCTTAAGATGTACAACCAAGTCTTTGTGCTTGGCCCAGCGGGTACGGGTAAGACTTATGTTACAGCCACATATGCAGCAGACTTGTATACCCTAAAGGAGATAGACAAGATTGTTGTTACACGCCCACACGTAGCTGTAGGTAAGGACATAGGGTTTCTACCAGGTAGCTTAGAAGAAAAAGTTTATCCTTGGGCGCTACCTGTGCTTGACGTATTAGAGAAACACTGGGGTAAAGGTACACTAGAGACAGCTATAAAGAATAACAATGTAGAGATGGCTCCCTTAGCTTTGATGCGTGGACGTAGCTTTGAGAATGCATTTATCATTGTAGATGAAACACAAAATATTACTACTCATGAGCTTAAGATGTTGTTGACTCGTGTCGGTGAAGGTAGTACAATAGTACTCAATGGTGATGTACAGCAGTCAGACTTAAAGGAAGCAGACGGTCTGTCTAAAGTAATTCACTTGGCAAAGAAATATATGTTACCAGTACCTGTTGTGGAGTTTGATGTGGATGACATTATACGTAGCGACATCTGTGCACAATGGGTAAAGGTATTCATGAAGGAAGGCATATGAAGCTAGAGAAAGAAGCAGAAACGTTTATCTCTGGGAGACAAAGACAGTTTAGGGAGGGACTACAAGAAGGCATATCAAACATAGAGCAATACCTTGTTGACAATCTGCATAACACAGATGAAAAGAGAGAAGCACTAAAGAACTTAATAGAGGTGCAGATGTGGGCAGAACGTAGCGTAAGAAAGCACGGTATAAAAAAGTAAAAAGAAAGGCCGCTTAGTGCGGCCTCTTCTGTGTGTATCTTTTAGTCTGCTTCAGTTTGCTTACGTCTTACTTTCTTCTCAAGCTTACCTGCATTGATGTACCAAAGAAGCAGCACTGACCGACGAGTATCTTTCTCGGCTTCATCGTATTGATCTGATGCATTAATCTCGGCTATGGCTTCTTTGATAGTCTTACCTTCATAGCCGTAGCGTCCTGCAAGATCACCCCATGCTGCTTCGGCATCCTCTTTCTCACGTGGACCCATAGCAACAAACTCACCACGTATATACGCATTGAAGTCTGAACGATACTCTTCATTCTTAGCAGAGAAGTCTTCCAATATAGTACGTGCTATCTCACGTTTAGCATTAATGACATTTTTAATCTTGTCTTCTAGCTGCAGCTTCTGGCGGCTGACATCAGAGCTATTGTAGATAGGATCATTCTCAATGAAAGCTTCTACTTCATCAGCTAAAGAACCTTGTGCAATCTGTTGAGTAAACAATTCTAGTGCACTATTCTTTTCACGATAAGGGTTATAAATAGAGAATGGATCAATGTTAAGTTTAGCCATCTCCATCTTTAACTTATTAGGTGGAGGACTCTTCGTGAAACCTGTGATCTGCTTTAGCAAGGGGTCTAGCTGACGGATAGGACCATCACCAAACACATCGTGACGCACAGCATCATAACCTGTATCTTGGTTATCAGGGTCCATCATCTGAAAGTGTGTACGAGTAGAGCTACCCATCCACTTCATTAAGCCTTCTAGTTGCGACTCACCCATGTCAATGCCAGTAGCTTCTTTAAGTGTAGCTGACATTTCATTGAGATTAAAGTCTGCTATGTTTTTAGCAAACCTACTGTACAGATACAGGTTAGGGCTACGTGGTCCTCCAATATCAGCTAAGGATACTGTAGCATCTAATGTCTGTGGGATGTAAGACGCACGAGGATCGTACTGACCATAGAAATCTTTCACTGCAGCAGCAGGATAAGTGAACGTACTAAAGTAATCACCAATGATCTTAGCTACAGGCTGTAAATCAATGTCTGTTTCACCATCTGCAATAGCTTTAGCAATGTTGTACATTGTACCTGTTACTTCGTCTATGGCGGTGCTACTTGGACGAAACTCTGAGCCAAGAATAAGGTTCATCATATTACGACTAAATCTATCTTGATCATCTAGTAAATCATTAGGAAGACCCATATATATACGGGCTGCAATATTAGTAGCGTAATGGATAGGTGCCGCTGGACCCATAGCAGCTTGAGCATTAGTAACTTCACCTGAAATCGTTCTATCTTCGAACCAGTTTAGTCCCTGCTCTATGTTATCCTTTTGATACATGTAAGTTGAGGCAAATATAGCCCCGCCCGTAAGCTGCTTAGCCCACTCTTCATCTGTAAGTTTAAAACCTTTATAGAACATGTTGAGAATAAAGTAATCCTTAATAAACTTAGCCTGTGATGCAAGGTAACGAGGGAATGGGATAATAGTTGTAGCACCTGAACGATGGATAAACCCTATAGTCTTATTAACAAACTTACTTGTTTCACTTGCGCCCTTACCACCAAACCTACGTTGGAAAGTAAAACCCAAGCTATCATCTAGTGCTTTTGTAATAATACTATCAGGGATCTCACCCATTCTCCCTTCAGATAATACATGCATTAGATTTAAACCTATGAAGTCGGGCTTAGTCTGTTGTATTCTTTGTAGGTCTTTACCAAGAGGGCTTTTCATAAATTCTACGTAGCCCTTATCTTTTAAAGCTTTAGAATAAGTGTTATAAATATCAGGGTTAAACCCTAATTCAGATAGTTGTTTCTGTGCTAATTGTTTTATTTCACGATCAATAGTACCTGCAACTACAGCCTTCTTAAATATGTGGTCTGACATAGTGTTAAACGTGTTAACAAACGTACCTAGTTTAGCCAGCTTAGTATCCCCTACTACACCTGCTTCAGCTTGCGCCGCTTCACGAAAAACTTTCTGCATTAAATCAGGCGCATCTTGACGAAGCAATTCTACTGCTGCATCAGCTACATACTGATCCTTTAATAAGTAACGTGCAATATCTGTTGTGCCATCCAATGTAGCAGCCGCACTTTCTCTACCTGTAACAGAACGAATCATCCAAGTGTTGAACTGATCCATAACATCTATGCCTGTCATAGCAACACCAAAGATGTTGTTACGCATGGTTGTTGCTGGTTGTGATGTCATAAAAGCACGACGAGCATCCTCAACATTACGTAAGCTACGCACCATACGTTTACCTATAGTAAGCTGTAACTGTGCATCGCTTAACTCTTTAGCTTCTTGTCCAGAGACAGCAGACATACCTTCGTCATACAGTGTGTCTAGCTTCTGTTGAAACTTACCTGCTGCTTCAATGGCTTCTTTGCCTGTCAAAGCTTTACCTGCTGCAGTCTTAAACTGCTTCTGTTGTACAAGAATACGTGCAGCCTCTGATACTTCTGCAGCGTACACAGCAGCTAGTTGCCTACGTGTTAAGCCGTACTTTTCTGCTGTTGTATCAAAGAGTGTTACGCCATCGCCCTCATCAATGCGGCGAGCTAGATACTCTGTGATGCGTTGGCCTTTCTCAGGCTTAACCCCTAGCTTTCGTGCTAAGTCTGTGGAAGCAGCACTAAGACGTAGTACAGTACCACGATCTAGTCCACCAATAAGTCCGTCAGGTAGGTTTTCACTTAGGATGTCTACCTTAGCTTCCATACCTTCTTCGACAAGCTTAGGATCAATAGACGCTAAGAGTTTATCTTTACTAAAGCGGATGTATTTACGTCCTTCTGCAGTTTCGTTAAGCTTTTTAAGATCCTCAATAGCACGATTAGTTGTCTCCTGCATACGCTGCGCTTTAACTTGATCCCCTCTTTTTACAACCTCAACCATACGTTCAGCACCTTTGTATTGCTGACGTGTAGGAATAGCATAAGCTATACCACCAGCTACACCTCCTATAGTACCAGCTAATGCAATATTAGCACCGCTTACATCATACTCTTCGCCAATAGTTTCACCCGCTTCCTTCTTGATAAGCTCTTGCCCTAGCTGTGAAGCTGCAGCAACACTACCTTCAAAGCCTACATCTAATAGACCTCTCTTCATGTAGTGCTTAGCTAGTTTCTTTAAGCCTTGCTTTGTGCCTTCTTTACCTGCTTGAACAGCGGCTGAACCTACGCCGCCTGTTAAGGGAAGTGCAGCAGCAGATAAGTATGTAGTAGGAGCAGTAAGAAAACCTTCAGCGTAATCACGTACACCTGCAAAACCACCGTCTAGTATACCCTCACCTTTAGCATTATCAAAGGCGTACATTAAACGAGCATAAGATTGTTTCTCTTTCTCTTGTGTATTATCATCCTTGATATAGTAAAAGTCTTTGGACATACTTACTTCGTTTACATTGGCTATACGAAAATGCTCTAGCACCTCATACACTACATCATCAGCAGTCATCTGCTTTAGCTCATCGTCCTTCCAACCCTTGCGTCTGCTCTTAAGGAAAGTTACAGCATCGTTTAAAAAACCTTTATTATACTTTAGGTCAGATACTTTCTTTCCCTTCATGTTTTCTTCTGTGTAATATGTGTAAGGATCTGACATTAATATACCCCATTATACTCACGATGAATCATATTAATAACAACCTCATTTAAGGGTAAGTTATTTTGTTTCATGAAGTCTATAATGATTTGCTTTCCATCCTCTCCTTCTAATACAGACATGTCAGAAAACTCTTCTTTCATAGCATATATGATATTTACAGCAGCTTTTGCTAAAGGCGCATTGTTTTCTTTTTTAGTTCTATCTATCTTAGTTTCTTCTGTAATATCACCTACGTCTATTTGATTTGGTCCTCCCTTAAAGTATTGCTGGGGATTCAAAACACCAAACACAGCCCATCCATCTATAGGACGTTCAGGTAGCCCAGCTTCACGGCGTTCTTTTCTGCTCATAGCTTTGTATTCGGCGTAAGTTATTTTAGAAGCTGCCTCTCTAACGCTACTAGGCACTTCGTTTTCTTTATCTTCTGCTGCTTGTTGCTGATCTCTATACTCTTGTGCACTTCTGCGTTGCTCTACTGGTGAGGGGAATCTTAAGCTAGGAGGTCCAGCTATTTCAATTTCTCCTATATCAGTACTTGTAATTGTAGGTTGTTTTACTTCTTCTTCTACTTCTTTTTCATCAGGTGTCTGGCTTAAGATAGTCGATACAATTTCTTCTTCATCTACAGCTACCTGAGCTTCTTCATCTACAGTTACCTGAGCTTCTTTTTCTACCGCTACTGGCTCTGTTCCTACTGGCTCTGTTCCTACTGGCTCTGGTTTAGTACCTGTTAAGATATACTCAATATAATCATCTGTAAGTTTACCATTATTCTTCTTAAGAGACTCTAAGATAAGTTCTGTTGCTAGACCATTTTCTATACCAGCTAATAGATTGTCCATCTCAGCAGATGTGTTAACCTCTTTAGACAGACGTAATAGAGCTTGGTCACGTGTAAGCTGACTGTTTACACCACTTTGTGATAGAGCTAGTTCTAGGTCAGCAATAGCTATACCACCTTTACGTAACTTACTACCTAATTCTGTTTCGTCTTTAGCATTTGCCCTGTCTAGTGCCTCTTCCATATTTGTCGCATTAGCTAGATCATCCGTGCCAGCAAAGGTACGTGTAAAGGTACGTTCATACGTATTAGCTGTAGTCATATAGTCAGACTCTTTGTAATCTGTTGTTTCTATATCAAAACCTTTAACACGTTTAACACTAGGTAAAGGCTCATAACGTCCACCTGTAGCAGCCTCATAAGCTAGTACATCTTGTACTGGAATACCCATGTAGCTCATAGCTTTCATGTGATCTTCAACAGAAGAGCGAGGGTCTAACATGAGGGTGTCCTTTAAAGCCCGACCCCATGACATACTCTTGTGTCCTTCTGACTTATTCTCTGGATCAACACTAACACTACGTGCGTAACCTAAATAGATATTCTCAAGAGCCTGTTCTGCTGTCATGCCCTCTGGTAAAGTTATGCCTTTAGGTATGTCTAGTGATCCTAAGAACTGAGACTTATCTATCTTAGCCCCTTCAGGCAGATTCTCTTGTGCTTTCTGAATAGCGCCATACACTTGGGTAACATCGTAGTTCTGAGCAATAGCCAGAAACTCTTCATCTGTAACACCAAACTCAGCTTTCATCTCTTGCCTAATAAGATCAGCATTCTTAGCTTCTGCCATAGACTGTGCCATCTTAGGAGCATTCCTACGCACAGTATCCATCTGGCTATCTACTAATTCATCAAAACGTTTTTGACGTTCCTTTATACCCTCTGCAAAACTTGTGGCAAATCCTTGAATTAAACCTGCCTGAAAAGCACCCTTAATAGCCATCTTACATTTGCTCCTTCGACATCAGACCTCTAGGCGCTTGTTCAGCTTCCATAGGCATCTCTTCTTGTTCTTGTTGTGGTTCTTCTAAATCTTGCTGAGTCTTCTGCATTATCTGTTCACCCTGATCAGGTGTGCCTACTACAGCGCCTGTCTTCATAGCTAACTTGGCAGCAAGCTTAGTGATACGTTTTTGTTTAGCTTCAGCATCTTTATCACGATATTCTTCCATCGTCATCTTGTATTCTATGTTTAGTGCTTCCGCTAAAGTTTTAATCTGTAACATAAGCAAGGGCTTAAGAATAAGCTTTACATCTACCGTGTGCATACCATTCATAACGCCCATGCTTAACATAGTACCTGCAACAACAGATATAGGAACACCTATGTCTATCATATCCATAACATCATCTATTACTTCTTCTTCTGCTAGCTGTTCCATGTACATCTCAAATGCATCTAATGGATCAGGGAACTTAGAAGGTTTTTCCCAAGGAACATTTCCTGGTTCTGCTGTTAAAGATTGACCTGGGATGGGTCCGTCAAAAGGAGATAGTGACATTTTGTTATACCTTATTTAGTGAAACCAGCGCCAAAATAGAGTCCTACAATAGCTGATACAATATGTGTGTCGAGTGGAGTTATTACAAAGCCCTGTGCCATCTTCCATTGTACTGACTCTGCTGGGCCGAACAGCCAGTTAAGCAAACCACCTGTAGCTTCTGTGTAGCCTACGAATACTGTAACTTCAGGATACCACACTGCGACTAGCTTTGGCAAGACAATAATAGAGAATACTGCAGATAAAGCTATGAGCCTACGTGTCCAAGCAAAGTGCTTATCTGTCTTACCTGCGTCACGTGCATCAGCTACAGCACTCCTGTTAAACTCAGCACGTTGCATAAGCATCTCTTGCTGAGCTTGCTTAGCTTTTATGCTTTGCCCCCAGATAGACATAACGCCACCCAGTATGGTGGAGAACAGCATGGTTATGAGTTCAAGAGGTAAGCCGAACATTAGTTACTTGCCATGTATATTTCTTCAGGCCGTAATCTTGGACGGGGTGATGTATCAATGGATCCACCTGAATCTTTTATCTGTTTTAAGTACTCAGTAGCGTACTTCCATCTTTCATTCTTAACTTCGGTTGGTGCGTTTGGATTAACTAATTTCTGTAGTTTATTTTTTGTTATATCTGATGGTTTTAAATCAAAGAATCCTCTATAATCCATGTACGCTATAGCAGCAGGTACTGCGTATTTAGGATCGTTTACTAATTCAGGATTTTTAACTAGGTCTAACCCCAAGCGCTTACCTACTTCTTCATAATTGCTTTTATGTGTTATCTGAATTAGTCCACGGCCTTTGTATTTTTTACCGCCTTCATACTTTATATCCCACATAGCTTCACCTAAAGCTTTTCTATCTGCAGAACTGGCCTGACCGCCTGTGCGCTTACCTGATTTTTCGTCTGCTAATAGTCGTGCTTTTTGTTCTGCTGGTAGTGTGTTTAATGCTTTTGTTACATCTGTATCAAGCCATACATCTTTAGCTCCTGCTACTGAGTACCAAGGGTCTTCATCTTTAACACCATCGCCTATCTCAGTTTTAATAGCACCTAATAAAGCAGCAGAGTATATATTATTTCCTACACTATTAATAATAGTATCTTGTACTTTTGCCATGTCAACAACACCATCTGTTGTAACATCAGCTTTACGTACTGCAGACACTATACTGGGAGAGTCTAACGGCTCATTTACAGCTATCATTCTATCTGCATCATAAGGCTTAGCCATCAACCCTTTCCCACTGGGGGCTGCACCTCCATCAGCATCGTCGGTGACAACAGTAGTATCAGAATCGCTAGTAAAAATACTGTCAAGCATTCTGTTAATTGCACTTT